GAAACATATAAAGAGGATGAAGTGAGGTTTTAAGGGAGTGTGTAATGTTTTTATTTAAAGGAATAGGATTACGATTAGTCGAGGAAAGAGATTTAGAAAAGTTGCGAGTATTGAGAAATTCCCAAACAACGTGGCTATGGCTTACGGATGTAAAACTAATTAATCAAATTCAGCAGCAGCAATGGTATAAAAACATATGCCTTGATAAGAGCATAGAATATTATACGATTGTTGAGGAAAAAGAGGAATTTCCGATTGTATATGAAGGAGATTTTTTAGGTATTGTACGGATTACAAATATTGATTTAACAAACCGATCTGCAATGATTGGGCTTGATATAAAGCCTGATTTCAGAGGACAGGGGATTGGCACTAAAGCATTTAAGGCAATTTTAGAATATTTTTTTAATCACAGAAATTTTCATCGGTTACATCTTGTCACCTTGGACAATAATGAAATAGCCAGAAAGCTTTATATAAATGCAGGGCTAAAAGAGGAAGGCCGATTAAGACAATCAATATGGCGGCATGGAAAATGGCATGATTGCATAGCCATGTCAATATTAGAGGACGAATATCAAAATGAATAATATACCCTGTTCAATTTTAATCCCAAATAGGTGGACAGAGGACGCTATAATCCTGACTATTGAGTCCATCTTGGAGCGTACGGATTATCCGGAGTATAAAATCATTGTCTGTGATAACTCTGAAGGTAAGGGCGAGGCGAACAGGCTGGGTTATCTAAAAGAACAGGCAAGGCTGGGAAACATTACGCTGCTAGAGAATGTAATAAAACGACTGCCGGATGGGAGGATGCCCTATGGACATGGTGAGAACATAAAGGCACTGCTAAAGCATTGCGAAACTCCCCTGGCAATGCTATTGTCCTCAGGCTGTGAGGTAAAAAATCCTGATTGGCTAAAATCGCTGGTTAATTTACTTGAAACCGATAAGGATTTGGGTATTGCCAAAACACGCAAAGCGGAGAATCATTTCAATAACTGCTGGGCTGCTAATCGCTATATCCCAAACTGGATGCTTTTGAACATGGAAATTTACCGGAAATTCGGCAACCCAGATGAAGACTGGACTTTAATTCGAGTACCATATACCGAATATGAACATAAGAAAATATTTGATAATATGGCAACCCCTGTACATCCTGACCCAGAGCCGCTTCAGGTGTTTCTAGACACAGGCTGGAGACTTTGGGATAGGGTGCAATATGAAAATCCAGAGGGTTACCGGATGATAGAGATGCCGTTTTATTTTCCTTGGCGAATCATCAATGCCTTTATCGGTATGGATAGAAACGCTCACAGGCCGGATCATCCATATGTTATCAAAACAAGAAATCAAATTGAGGGAAGGTTAAGATTATTGAGGGGAAAATGAAAAGCTGTTCAATTTTAATCAGCAATTATAACTCATATGAGGCTCTACAGCTCTGTGTGGAATCTATCAGAAAATATACTAGATATCCCTACAAAATAATCGCCTATGATGCCAATTCCAGTAATAAAATAGACAGAGATTATCTTCAGAAAGCCGAACAAGCCGGATGGATGGAGGTTATTTTAGGAAAGGAAAAGACACAGCATGGCGTTTCAATAGAACTTCTTCTAGATGCCTGCGACACTGATCTTGCTATGATTCTAGATTGTGATATAGAAATCCTGGCCCCTGAGTGGCTTGAAGATATGGTAAATCTGATTGAGGATGATGTTGTATTAATTTCAAACGTAGAACGTAACTATAAGTCTGGCGTTCCCTCGCTTCCTGATTGGTTTCAATCATGGTTTATGATGCTGAATATGGAAGCTTACAATAACGGGATGAAAACAAGATGGAAAACATCTCAAGTTAACTACAATGGAAGGGAGGTTTTCAGCCCAACAGGTGGTGAATTTTGGCTTAAAATACAGCAGGATAATCCTGAAGGATATAGAATGATTCCTATTCCCCATTATATACAAAGAAAATATCATCACTTTGCACATGTTTCAATACTTGGGACTCTGGCAGATTATGAGCCGAATTTAGAACAGTTAAAACATGCCCAGACAATGAAATTTAACGAAGTCAGGGGAAGGCTTAACAAGTTGAGGCAATTATGAATCCAATATCAATTCTCATTTCTAACCGTAATTCATTGGAAGCCCTGCAGCTTACAATAGAGGGTATCAGGTTTTATACTAATTATCCTTATAAAATTATCGTATATGACGACTGCTCAACTAATGGCGTAGATATCCCATACCTCAAGCAAGCTGAATCTAAAGGCTGGCTTAAATTATATCAAGGTGAAAAAAGGGTAGGTCATGGGGGCGTGCTAAATGAGCTTATAAATAAAATATGCGATACTGACTATGCAATAATCATGGATAGCGATACAGAGGTAAAAGGGCATAATTGGATTCATGATTTTTTAGGCGTTGTCAGCCCTGATGTAATTGCTGTGGTAGATATAATAGACAGACGAACAACCTGGAAGGGATACAACATCCCGGTATGTGATTTCAGTTTCGGGTTCCTTAATATGGGATTATACAGAGATGACATGAAGGTGGATTGGCGGGTAATGGCTGGCGGAACAGACAGGAGGCAGCATCCATATAAATTAATCTTTGCTGATATATATCCACCGAATAAAGCTTCCCTTGACCCAAGATTTAATGAAAATTTTGTCTCAATTGACCCGGGAGGCAAATTTTGGCTCAGAGTACATTACGGGAATCCAAAGGGGTACAGAATGATTCCTATGCCCGCCGTGTTAAAGCCTAAATATCATCATCATGGACACATATCTTATATATCTGTTATAGAAGATACTTTTTCTGAGAAAATTAAACAAGGAAGAGAAGCTAAATTCAGAATTATAAGAAGACAACTAAAGGAGTTGCGATGCCAGAACTAACCGTAATAACTGCAAATATAGATTCGCCTCGCTGGCTTGAGCTGCTTATAAAGAGCCTGCTAAAATATTCTGTCACCAAACCTGAGATAATTGTAATAGATAACGGCTCGATTGAGGATAATCTAAGATGGATTAAGTATCAGAAAAACATAACCCTCTATGAAGCAAAAAAGAATCTTGGCCACGGCGGGGCAATGGACTTAGGAACGAAATTAGCCAAGACAAAATATATTTGTTTTCTTGATATTGACTCCCATGTAATGCGTGAGGGATGGGACAGGGAATTGATAGATTATTATGAGTCTTCTCCGGAAGTTAAGCTGATTGGCTGCGTTGGCCCGGAACATAAGCCTTTGCATCCACCGCTTTTCTTTTATGAAAAAGATTTTATATTGAATAATAATCTGTCGTTCGGTTATATTCCAAACGATCCTCTGTCAACAGATACCGCTCAAAAAGTCTATTGGGATATTTTAGACCTAGGCTATAAAGTCATGCGCTTGGAAAAGGGCATAAAGGAATACGGTTGCATAGGCGATGAGATCCATTTTGGAAAATTATCATTCATTTATCACCACTGGTACGGGACCCGATTCTGTGAAAATAATCCTAAAAAGAAAAAAGAAAGGCTTGATGGGTATACACTTGACGAACATTTAAAAAACAAAAAGCGGTTGTTTGAACAGCCAAAAGTAAAGGAAATTCTAGAATATAATACTGATATTGTCTTCAGGGACTATGAGAAATGCCGGAGAGAGATGAGAGAGCTTGACGGTTTCCCTTGGATAGAGCCCGGGGCTATTGAATTACTAGACAAGGTTGTCAATAAGGATTCTATGATTTTGGAAGTTGGGGCAGGGAGTTCAACTGTCTGGTTTGCCGGGAAAGGCAAGATGGTTTTGTCATTTGAACATAACGAGCTTTGGCACGCCTTGGTTAAAGATGAGCTTGAGCATAGAGGTATAAAAAATGTCGTTCTTAGATACGAGCCGGACTATCCTCAAAATGGATTGCCAGACATAAAGGGAGAGTTTGATATTGTTTTGGTAGACGGGCCGACAGAGGGGCGGAATAGCCCGATAGTTACGGGAGTTGAGCAAATAAAATCAGGTGGTTACTTTATCTTAGATGATGCCCAGAGAGAGGAGCTTTATGCCGAGGGGTTGGCGTTGCTTGAGAAGCAGGGCTGGGAGAATTGGGATTTTAATGTGCCTGGATATGTGAGACATACAAGGGTTTGGAAGGTGAAATAATGCACATATTTGTCTGTAGTACTGGAAGATGCGGAACGAAGTTTATGGCTTCTGCTTTCAATTTATTGACAAATATCCCGTCTTTTCATGAAAGTTCTCCATATTGTATAGGCCAAACATCTAAGGAAATAAACAATGACTGTGTTTCCCCTAAATCGCAAAAAATTATTGATGACAAAATTGCAAAAGTCCGCAGTTATGGCAATTATTTTGAGGCCAATAATATGTTTATAAAGTCTTTTGTGTGGCCTCTATTAGACGCCATTGATGATTTATATGTCATCTATCTTCATAGAAATCCGCTTGATACTTTTTTAAGCCATGCTGAGCGGGGCTGGAAACTCGGCTGGGATTGGCTACTGCAACCGCAGTGGAAGCTAAATTTTATGCGGACAGAACAGTCAATGACATATCTTGAGGCAATCAACTGGAACTGGTATGAGGTCAGGGAGCGATTTTTAAGGCTCAAGAAATACTTTGTAAAAACTTATGATTTTGATTTTAGGAAGATAAACGACCTTAACGAATACTATAAGTTGTTTGACGCTTTCGGGATTGAACACGAAAAGGTAAATTCTTTGCCTTCTTTTGACCGAAATGAAAACGTAGCCGGTAAGTCCGTTACAAAAAGATATGAAGAAATAATCATAAATGACCTTAATAAAAAATGGGACAAGCCAGGGATTGAATGGATATTTGAGGATAAATAATGCCTAGAAAAAAGAAACCGCTGCTCACAATTGTCATCCCCTTAAAAAATACTAAAGAACACTGCCGGGGAGGCAAAAGGCTTGAGAACTGTATTTATAGCCTAAAGAATCAGACTATTCCATTCGAGCAGATTGAAGTAATTGTATCAGACCTAGACAGCGACGCTTACTACAAAAGGAAGCATAAAGCGATATGCGATAAATATAATGTGCAGCATATCTATACTAAGACAGGTGGCCTTTGGAATATTTCCCTATCTAGGAATATTGGGATTAGAAACGCAAAGGCTGATTATGTAATGGTAACAGATGTTGATTGTATTTTTGCCCCTGATTTCATTGAGGTCGTTTCAAAGCATATGGCAGATAATAAAATAATCCATTGCAGGATAAGTGATTTACCCGGAAATTATGACGGGAAATTGGATGATTTTATCTGGATGGGTAAAGTATCCACATTGCGGCCGCCCTTTGGTTTTGGGGGATGCCAGGTTTTCCCCAAAAAATGGGCGTTCAAGGTGCATGGATTTGATGAGGCGTATGTAGTTTGGGGGGCGGATGATACTGATTTTTATTTACGTGCCATACAGGATGGGCTAGAGAGTATCTGGATAGAAAGAGAGACCTCTTTTTTCCATCAATATCATGAGACGGAAAATAATGTGAAAAACAGAAAATATGTAAGCGAGAATAGACTCAGGCTAAAAGCGGTAGAACTTGAAAAATTGCCTATTATAAGAAATGAAACTGGATGGGGCGAAAAGAAAACAGCAAAAACTCCCTTAAAAATATCAGCTAATAAATTACAAAATACAGCTATTTTGATAACGACATTTATGCGAGATCCTGCTCTTTTTACTTGTCTGGAATCTATAAGAAAATATTATCCTGATATAGCGATTTATGTTGGCGATAACGGGAAAGTAAACCAGAAGAAAAAAGATTTCTGTAAACGCCATAATAGTATTTACGTCAAAGCCCCGTTCGACTGCGGGGTGGGGGAGACTAGAAATAAAGTTTTAGAAAGGATGGCAAAGCGATATAAATATATCGTTATATGTGAGGATGATATCCTGTTCACAGAAGATACTAAATTGGAGAATTGGGCTGCTATTTTAGATGCTAAAAAAGACATTGGAATAGTTGGGGGAAAGCTCTGGAAGCAGAATACTGGGTTCAATTATGAAGCGTGGATGTATGCTGAAAAGGCGACACTTTATATAGAGCGGTTAAAAGAATTTGACTGGAAAACAGACATTAGTATCAAATATGTATACTGCGATATAGTGCTAAATGTTTTCATGATGAGACGTGAGGTTTGGGATAGCCAGAAATGGGACCCGGAAATTAAGACATGGCCTGAACATGAGGATTTTTTCTTTTCAGTTAAGAAAAATACAAATTGGAAAGTGGCCTATACGGATTCTACCAGCATGGTTCATAAGTCAGTGGCTTACGACAGAGACTATGCAAAATATCGTATGAGAACAGATGGTATAAAAATATTCTCTAAAAAATGGGGGATAGAATATATTTGGAACTCCTGGCATAAAAGCTGGGGGAAAGCAAATCCGTTGAGGATAGGTTTCCTTATCCCTAAAGGTAAAAAACCGAAACAAAGACTGAGGCTTGAAAATAAAAACGGGATTGCCATTGGGATAAAAACTTTCTTCCGGGAAGAGCTTTTATTTAAAGCCCTTGATTCGATAGAAGAATATTTTCCACTTCCTTATAGACTCTATATCGCTGATGATGGAGATGTTTCCGATAGGAAAGAATATAGATATCAACAGCTTGCAAATTCCGGACACACAATAATAAAACTTCCTTTCAATAGTGGCATTTCCGTAGGCAGGAATCAGATTGTAAAATATGCAATAGAGGATTATATCTTAATTATGGATGATGATATATCAATACAAGACCCAAAAACTATAATAAATATGAAAAACGTCTTAGACGCAAAAGATGATATCGGCATTTGCTCCGGGGTGCTTTATTCAGAAAATGGCAGCTATCTAATAAGTGAAAAATACCAAAAAGGATTACGATTTGAGCTTGATCGGGGAATGCTTATCAGGCATCCAAGCATAAAAAATATATATAAGGTAAAAAATTCAATGTATGTTTATGCCGACCAGGTAGTTAATTTTTTCTTAGCAAAAAGAGAGGTTTTTGATGAGGTTAGATGGGACAATAGAATCAAGGTGGGGTGGGAACATTTGGATTTTTTCTTGCAATTGAAAAAAACAAAATGGAAGGTTGCAAGCTGCCTTAATTCTAAGGCAATCCATATGAATTCAATACATGACCCCAATTATAATTATTTCAGAAGGTCAGTATCAAATAATTATTTTTATAGCAAATGGAATATCCATAGGGTTTTAAATAGGTTCTAACAATGCCGACAAGAAAATTAGGATTCTCAGCACTTTTAAAAGCAGTATATTTACGCCTTACAACCGATCTTACGGACTATGCATTTTACAATCACGTGCCGGAAAACACAGCCTACCCTTATCATGTTATAGGCAAATTAATGGGAGTGCGATCCGCAGAATTTACAACTAGAGATACTGAGGGGGAAGATAATGCTTTTCAGATAGATAGTTGGGTGGATCAAACTTCTGGATTGGGCGATAAGGCATGTGCTGATATGCAAAATAATATTATTCAGGCATTGACATCATCTGCATTGTCCATTGAGGATTATAATGCTATTTATTTTAGGCTGGATTATGCGGGAATTATGCTTGATCCGGAGAATCCGGAATTAGGTTTGAGGCATGGAATTCTAAGATTTAGGCAGGATATGAGTCCTGTTTAGAAATATAAATGATTTTTAAGGAGGTTTAAAATGGCAACTGCTACTTCAGGAATGACGGGTCATTTAGCGACCCTTGCGGTAGAAGGTGCGGCAATCGCAGAAAGCACAGATTTTTCCTTGCATTGCGGACAGGCTGTGGTTGATCTGACCAACAGGGACAGTGCTTACTGGCGACAGTTGGTCACTTCAACAAGAGATTGGTCTATATCAGGTACTGGAAACTATTTTGTTGCAAACATTGGTAAAAAGGTGCTTCTCGATCATTGGGAAAAGCGTGATGCTGGTTCTATAGCTACTCTCTATATCGACGTTATTTTCACTTTTGCCGATGGTGCTGTAACGGCTACAGGTAAAGCTTTTCTGACAAGTCTGGACTTCCCTTCTCCAGATGCCGGTGCCGCTGTATTCAGTTTTGCGCTTGAAGGGACTGATGCATTAGCTCTTTCTGCAAGTTAAGAGAGGGGAGGATTAAACAAATGCCAGTTAAGTCTATCCCTATCAAATTAGACAAGCAGAGACGGCTTTGCTTCGATTTCAATGCCTTTGCTGAACTTCAGAGAGAGTGCGGAATTTCATTTTTCGATCTACAAAAGTTCGTAAATATCGCTGCAATGAGGAAAGGTGAAAAAGCAGGAATGATGCTTCCGTTTTATGAATTGCGGGGATTCATTTGGGCAGGGCTTCTTGATGAGACTCCCGACATCACACTCAAAGAGGTAGGAAAGATATTAGATGATTGTATCATGGAGCAACCGGAAAAAATAGGAGCGAACCTGGTAGATGCGTTAATGCAGAGCACCTTTTTCAAAGAGGCTAAAAAAAAAGCGGTGAGGCCGAAGACGGTAAAGAAGAGGACTGGAGCAAAAAAGACTACATCGAAGAAAGTTACAACTTAGCATTGAAAATTGGGCTTCGGCCTTGTGAGTTCTGGAAGCTAAAGCCTGTCGAGCTTGCCGATATAGCGGAGTCATATTTTGAAAGAGAACGAGATAAAGACAAGCAAGAGTGGAGACGTGTGGCTTTTATCGCCTCATGGATTATTAATACGGCAGGCAAGACCTACAAGCGGGATATCAGTGCAAATGAATTGGTTAGCTTCAAAGATGAGGTAAAGAAAGAGGACTTAAAGCCGTTAAGTCCAGAAGAACAGGAGAGGAGAACGCAAGAAAGATTGCAGTTTCACAAGAAGAAATTCTGGGGTCTTCTCAAGACAGATAAGGAAGGCAAGGTGAAGATTTTTGACGAAGAGGATTATAAGGCTTTGCAAGAGAAAAGGAAGAAAATAAAATGAAGGTAGGCGAACTTTTCATAGTTATTGACACAAAATTAGACCGCTTTAATAAAGGCATGTCTGATGCGGAGCGGGCTATGGTGAAAGTTGGCAAGAGATTCACTGCCATCGGCAAAAAGATGACAATGATGGTTACTTTGCCGATTCTTGCCCTGGGTGCTGCCGCCGTAAAAGTGGGTGCTGATTTTGAGCAGAGCATAACCAATGCCTTTTCCGTTACGGGTGCAAAAAGCGAAGAAGTAAAAAAACAGATGGAGGATCTTGCCCGGACAATGGGTGAGAAAACGGTCTTTTCGGCCAAACAGGC